GGCCAGTCGAGTCCTGCCTGCCTCGAGGGAGCATCTCTCGAACATAAGTAGGAGTTACCTCATGTCCTGAGTATGCATCTACACCACAAGATTCTCGGAATAAACCTTTCCGAAAAGATTTTGTGGAATTCACCTTACACCCAAATAGTGTAAGGGCCTCAATAGCAGCATCGGTCTCGTTTGTGGGTACGATTAGATCGTCCCCATAAACGTGGACGCTCCGCATTGCCTTATAGGCTTCGCGGAGTGTGGGGGGCATACCTTGCTTCCATAGAATCCCATGTATTAGCACTAAAGCGAAATACAAGGACTCGACGGGAAAGCAAAGTGCGCTACCCATGGAGGCGAACTTCTTAAGATGAATGACTTCACCATTAGGAAGCATCGCACGCGAACTCCTACAATGCTCGACAGCCAAAAGCAATTCAGGCTGTGATTCGAGCATTATCCGCACCATGTCCAAAGGGACACGGTCAGAGGCGTCTGAAAGATCGATGGTTGCATGATCTTGAGACAAGGAGGCCGCTCTTGCCATACGCTGATTCACGGACTGATCCGTAAAGCGTACAGTTGACCCAAGTACAGGATGACTCTCAACGAGATTCATCATGTACCGAGCAACTGCCTGTTGTGTGTATTGCATACACACAGGCTCGATGGCAATGATCCGTGGGCCCTTTAAGGTCTTCGGAACGGGAATCACCCTTACGGGTAATTCATTCACTGGATCGATCAAGGTGACACGGTCTAAACCGTGTCGTTGATCCTCAATCTGAGATACCGACGTAAAGAGAAATTCCGTAAACGGAAATACTTCCTCTAGTCGAGTATACCAAGTGCTGTAAGCGTACTTAGCGTTTCCGCTAATACGTTCAGCAGTTGCTCCAGGCCCATGCCGAGGTACCAAATCCAGAGAATTGAACACTCTGGAGCCGAATAAGTCCCCGAGGACGGCGGCACACATACTCCTAAAGTGGAGCATGCGGTCGTCGTCCACAGTAGCGGACACATCCGGAAAGGAATTTTCCAAATCGCTGAATTTTCGTAAAGTCCGATCAATTCGTTCTTGCGAACAATCGATTCGAACTTTTTTGAAGATTCGGCAGATTTGGCGTACGCAGAATATAGCGTCCGTAGATGCTTCATTCCTAACCCTCCCACTCGTAGTAAACACGAGACTAGTGAAACCCTGTAAAAATACAGGGAGACACCCTCTCTTACGCCATCCGGCGAAGAAAGTAGAGTCTAACCCGCCTTCTTCAAGAGCTCTCTCGAACTCCGAACTGAAGTCGGGAAGGGTTATCGTTAAAAACGATATACCTTCGTGTTTGGCGCGAGATCTTATTGTAATAAGATCTCGTGCGGTTTCGACCGAGCACATGCTACCCGCATCAGCGAGCAGCTCCTGCAAGAGGTTAATCAGGCTTTTCATGTGGCCTCCTTTAAAGGGGGTCCGCAATCCTTAGCCATGAGTGATCCACCGAGTTGTTACTCGGCCGTCGCTTGAGTTAAGTCTCAAGCCCCAAGAGTCTTACTAATACAGCGTTAGTATTCGCTGTAAGGTAAGAAGTCAAATCCGCCACCTCGTTTTGTACAAACTCGAGGTCCGTCGAAAAGGTACTCTGACTTGGATAGTCAATGACTATATAAGCAGAGTGCTTTTGAGCAGATGTATCACCGGTTGCCCGGAATGATACATTTGACTCACGGTCAAGTCGAACGAGC